GAAAGCCTACCCGACTTTTACTTTCTCTTAGAGCTTGGGGCGCAACGTCCAAGGAAGACGCTAAAGCTAAGGCTAAAGCGATCTCTAAGAGGAATATGAAGTGAGACCTGTATCTGTCAGTAAGAATCTAACTGCTAATACGGCTACTACGCTGTATACAGTTCCTACTGGCTATTACGCTAGATGCGTACTATTACACGTTTGTAATACCTCTCCTAGTAAACATATTTCCTTCAGTTGGTATGACGCAAGTGCTGCTACATCAACTTTAATTGTTAGCGAACAAGTTTTATCAGCAAGAACTACATTAACGCTTATTTCAGACACACAATATTTTGTGATGGAGGAAGGCGATTATATAACTGCTACTTCTGAAGCGGGAGCAACAATGTCTGTACTTGCAACATTTGAAATTGAAGGGTCACAGAGAACATGACTTACTTAGAACTTGTTAACGATGTGTTAGTTCGCTTGCGTGAAAGCACAGTATCTACTGTTGGCGAAACAACCTATTCTTCTTTGATTGGCAAGTTTGTCAATGATGCAAAGCGTCAGATTGAAGATACATACACTTGGAACGTCTTAAATCAGACAGTAACAGTTACGACTGCTGCCAATACAAGTTCATACTCTTTAACTGGTACTGGTCAGAAGTTTCGTATTGCTGAAGCCCTTAATACTACAAGCAATATTATATTGAGCAACATTGCAGTTTCAGACATGAATCGCAAGTTAAGTTTTGGTACGCCAGCTACAGGCATTCCTGCTCAATATTGCTTCAATGGCGCAGATTCTAGTGGCGATACAAAAGTTGATTTGTATCCTATTCCTTCTGGCGTATTTACTTTAAAGTTTGAAGTAACCATTCCACAAGCCAATTTGACTTCTGACAGCACTTCAGTCAAGGTTTTGGACTATTTGGTGACTCAGAGTGCCTATGCTCGTGCTTTGATTGAGCGTGGTGAAGATGGTGGTACAAACTCTTCCGAGGCTTATGCTCTGTTTAAAGGGATGCTCTCTGACGCTATTGCGATGGAAAGCACTCGTTATCCTGAAGACAACTTTGTGGCGATCTAATGGCGGCACAACTACAAACATACAGTCTCTCAGCACCAGGCTTTTATGGCCTGAATACTGAAGATTCTCCCCTTGATTTAGGGGCGGGATTTGCTTTAGTTGCGACTAACTGCATCTTGGATCAGTATGGTCGTATTGGTGCTAGAAAAGGTTGGTCAAGGGTTAACTCTTCCTCTGGTGCTTTGGGTGCTAATGATGTTGGTGTTATCCATGAATTAGTCCAGACTGACGGAACTCTTACAGTTCTATTTGCTGGCAACAACAAGATATTTAAACTTGGTGCTTCTAATGCAGTGACTGAGTTGACCTATGGTGGGGGGGGTACTGCTCCTACCATTACTGCAAATAATTGGCAAACTGCATCCTTAAATGGCATTGCTTACTTTTTCCAAACAGGTCACGATCCACTCATTTATGATCCCGCTATAAGTACAACTACTTATCGCAGAGTTTCAGAGAAGTCTGGCTATGTTGCTACAGTTCCTCAAGCCAATATCTGCTTATCGGCATTTGGTCGCTTGTGGGTAGCTAATACATCTACAGATAAGGTAACAGTTAGCTTCTCTGATCTGATTGCGGGTCATGTATGGGGGGGTGGTACTTCAGGCTCACTAGATGTTTCTCGTGTATGGCCTAATGGTGCTGATGAAGTGATGGGCTTGGCAGCTCACAATGATTTCTTGTTTATCTTTGGTAAACGACAGATTCTTGTCTATTCTGGTGCTTCCACGCCATCAACTATCGTTTTGAGCGATACAGTAGGCTCTATTGGATGTATCGCAAGAGATACGATTCAAAGCGTTGGCTCTGATGTAATTTTCTTGTCAGATTCAGGTGTTCGATCACTGATGAGGACTATTCAAGAGAAGTCTGCGCCTTTGCGAGACCTATCCAAGAATGTTCGTTTTGACCTAAATTCATCATTAGCAAGCGAAACACTCTCTAATTTGAAGTCTGTTTACTCAGAAAAAGAAGCCTTTTATCTGCTTGTTTTACCCGCTTCTTTCCAAGTTTATTGCTTCGATACTAAGCAAACTTTGCAAGATGGTGCTTCCCGTGTAACTAAGTGGGACTCTATTGCTCCTACTTGTTTACGTTCATTGCGTAATGGCGACTTGTACATTGGTAAGAATGGGTATATCGGGAAGTATGGGACTTATCTTGATGACACAGTGACGTACCGATTTGCGTACTACACAAACAATGCAGACTTGGGAAACCCTAATCAGATTTCTATTCTGAAGTCTGTAACTGCCATTGTGATTGGTGGATCAGACCAGTATTTGTCTATCAATTGGGGATTTGATTATTCTGGTGCTTATCGTGCTGAGAACGTCTATATTCCCTCACAGACAAGTTATGAGTATGGTACTGCTGAATACAATATTGCCGAGTATACAAATGGAGTGCCAATTAAGACTCTTTCTGCCAATGCTTCAGGTGCGGGAAAGATTGTCCAAACAGGGTATGAAACAACCATTAAAGGTGTTTCTTTTTCATTGCAAAAGATTGAAATTCAAGCCAAAGATGGCAAAATGGGCTAAGAGGTAAATCATGTCAAATTACACCAAAACCACTAACTTTGCATCAAAAGACAACCTTTCACCTGGCAATCCTCTAAAGATTGTTAAGGGTACTGAGATTGATACAGAGTTCAACAACATTCAGACGGCTGTTGGCACAAAGACAGACAACTCTGCTGCTGCCATCACTGGTGGAACAATCACTGGCATCACCGATCTTGCGGTTGCTGATGGAGGTACTGGTGCTTCTACTGCGGCAGGTGGTTTAAACAACCTATTACCTAGCCAAACAGGTAACGCAAACAAGTACCTCCAAACTGATGGTACTAACGCTACTTGGGATGCAGTAAGCCTTTCAACTTCTGATATTACTGGTACTTTGGCTGTAGCTAACGGAGGAACTGGTGTAACTACCTCAACGGGCACTGGTAATGTAGTGTTGTCAAACTCGCCAACACTTGTGACTCCCGCATTGGGAACGCCCTCTGCACTTGTTGGCACAAACATCACAGGAACGGCATCTGGCTTAACTGCTGGCAATGTTACGACAAACGCTAACTTAACAGGTGGCGTAACCTCAGTTGGTAATGCCGCCACAGTTGTAACTAACGCCAATTTAACAGGCGCAGTGACTTCTGTTGGCAATGCAACGTCTTTGGGATCGTTTACATCTGCAAACTTACTTGCGGCATTAACTGATGAAACTGGAACTGGCTCTGCTGTATTTGCAACATCACCAACTCTAGTTACTCCAGTTCTAGGAACACCCGCTAGTGCCACTTTAACCAATGCTACTGGCCTTCCTATCAGCACTGGTATTTCTGGTCTTGGAACAGGCGTAGCAACCTTTCTAGGAACTCCATCAAGTGCTAACTTACTTGCGGCTGTTTCTGATGAGACAGGTACAGGGGCTTTGGTCTTTGCTACCTCACCTACATTGGTGACTCCTGCTCTTGGCACACCCGCTAGTGGCGTTGCAACCAACTTAACTGGCTTGCCATTGTCAACAGGTGTGACAGGTACTCTGCCAGTTTTGAATGGCGGTACTGGTGTAACCACTTCCACAGGTTCTGGCAACAATGTTTTGTCAACAAGCCCAACACTTGTAACTCCTATCTTGGGTACACCAACAAGTGCCACATTGACAAATGCAACTGGTTTGCCTTTGTCTACTGGCGTAACAGGAACACTTCCTGTTGCCAATGGTGGTACAGGCCAGACTTCTTACACAGATGGGCAATTGTTGATCGGTAATTCTACTGGTAACACTCTGACCAAAGCCACTTTGACTGCTGGTTCAAACGTCACGATTACCAATAGCGCAGGCGGGATTACTATTGCATCTTCTGGTGGTAGCACAACTCCAGGTGGTTCTACAACTCAAGTTCAATATAACAATGCAGGTGCATTTGGTGGCATCACAGGTGCGACTACTAACGGCACAGCATTGACTCTTGTTGCTCCTATATTGGGAACTCCTGCTAGTGCAACTCTGACTAATGCAACAGGACTGCCTTTGTCTACTGGCGTAACAGGAACTTTGCCAGTAGCCAATGGTGGAACAGGTCAAACCACATACACCGATGGTCAACTGTTAATTGGTAACAGCACAGGCAACACGCTGACCAAGGCGACATTGACTGCGGGAACAAACGTCACGATTACCAATGCTGCGGGTGCAATTACGATTGCGGCTACTGGTGGTGGTGGCTCTGGTGACGTAGTTGGCCCATCTTCTGCAACGGCTAATGGTATTGCTCTGTTTAATAGCACAACAGGTAAGTTAATTAAAGACAGTTCAGCTTCCGATGGTTTGATTTATGGTCTAACTGTAGGCCGTGGTGTAGGTGCTGTGGCTTCCAATATGGCTGTGGGTGTTAGTGCTTTGGGCGGTGGGTCGCAAACTGGTATTCAAAATACAGCGGTAGGTTATCAAGCATTGTCTGCCAATACATCAGGCGGTTACAACACGGCTTTTGGTTATACAGCAATGAGAGATAACACAACTGGCGAACAAAATGTAGCTTTGGGTCGTGAAGCACTTCAACAAAATACTACTGGTATTTATAATACGGCATGTGGTATGTCGGCATTAAGAGTTAACTTAAATGGGTCAAATAATACTTCTTTAGGATTTCAATCTCTCCAATCCAACAGCTCAGGCACAGGCAACACAGCAGTAGGTTATCAAGCGCTTGCCTCTAACACGACAGCCCAACAAAACGTGGCTTACGGCTATCAAGCCATGTATACAAACAGCACAGGAACTTACAACACTTGCGTGGGATATACCGCTGGATATGGTTTAACATCAAATCAAGCGTGTACCTTATTAGGTTATAACGCTGGTTCTTCCGTAACAACTAATGGAAATCGGAATACTTTTGTAGGATACAGAGCTGGTGAATATTCTATTGCAACAACTTCTGGTGATTCAAATATTTATGTTGGTTCGCTTGTAAGAGGCTCTGCCGCAACCAATACAAAAGAAGTTGTAATTGGAGAGGATACTGTTGGCAAAGGTTCTAATACTGCTTACATCAATGCAAATGGTGGTGGTACTTACAATGGTGCTAACACTACAACGTGGGCTACAACTTCTGACGAACGCCTAAAGAAAAACATTGTTGACAACAACGATGGGTTGGACAAAATAAATTCTATTCGTGTTCGCAACTTTGAATATCGTGTTGCAGAAGAAGTCACAGAATTGCCAACGCATAGCGTAATAAATAAAGCGGGCGTTCAACTTGGCGTGATTGCTCAAGAATTTCAAGCTGTTTTGCCTGACTGCGTTAAACAAGAATCTACTGGCGTTTTAACTGTTAATTCAGATAATTTAGTCTGGTATTTAGTTAATGCTGTCAAACAACTTAAAGCAGAAATTGACGAATTGAAAGGTAATGTATGACCACTTTTGTAACAACAATTACAGCAATGTATACATTGCAACAGCCTGACCCTAATTATGTGGTCAATGCGCTTTGGCGAGTAACTGGTGTAAATGGTCAATACACAGCCACCTCTGATGGTAATACTACTTTTGACTCTAGCCAACAACAAGGCGCAGTAATTCCTTACGCTGATTTAACTGAAGAAACTGTAATTGGATGGATTTCTCCTAAAGCTATTGCAAGCGCACAAGCCTGTGTGCAAGGTCAAATCGACAGCATGATTACACCGCCTATCAGCCCACAAAACACAGCATTGCCTTGGTCGGCATAAAGAAGAGGAATAAATATCATGGCATACACGCAAGAACAAATCAATGCGGCTTTAGCAGCTGAGTTAGCGGCTCGTCCGACTACATCTGCCTATGATTTGGCTAACTATGCCATGCAGACTTATGGCATTACACCAGCTCAAATTGACAGAGCATATCAATCATTAAATGTTAGTGCTTTGCCAGAAACTATTGATTACGCAACTAATTATGGTGGTGCGCCAGTAGGTAGTTTTAAAGCAGAAGGTACAACTGGATATACAGGCCCATCACATAAAGTTACAGACCCTACAACTGGAAAACAAGTAGAGTTAATTTATAGTGCGCCTGGATTTAATCCTACCGATCCAACTACGCTGAGATACCTTGGTGAGCAAAACTGGCGTGATCCCAATAGTTATGGTGGTACTTGGTATAACACTTTTGCAACTCCCGCACAAAGAGCACAAGCAGATGCTTTATGGTCTGCTGATTGGAAGAAGCTAAACGCACAAGATATTGCTAATGAAATTCCAGGTGCTGTTGCAAGTGGAATGATGCCTAAAACTGGTGCTGAAGCAATGAAAATTGTGAGTGCGGCTCAGACTGCTGCGGCAACAAAAACTGGCTTGCTTAGTGGTCAAGCAGTACAAGCAGATATTCCTGCAACTCAGCAAACTGCTCTTGTAACTCAACCTGGACCTCAAGGACAAACAGACGCAGGAACTACTCGACAAGCAATGGCGCAAACTATGGAAAACATTGGAGTAAAAAAGACGTATACAGATGCCGAGATGAAGCAAGCGTTGAGAGACCTTAGCTATCTTGAACCCAATGCGTCAGTCAAAGATATTATTTCTGCGGCAGCAACCTATGGAATCAGCAAAGACAAAGTTGTTGAACACATAAGTTCTTTTACCTATACGGCTGACAATGTAAATAAGTTAGCTAAACAAATATTGGCTCAGAACACAACTGGCACTTGGAAGGGTGATGTTAAGCCTGACCAAGCGGCTCGTTACATGGCTGATGATCTTGCTAAGAGTGGTATCACAGATATTTCACAAGTTGGCAAAGGTGCTGATGGAATCATCAATACTGAAACTGGTGCAAAACTTATCTCGGGCTATGGTGAAAGAACAAAGGGAAATCTTTGGTCTGGATCATACGAAGGCAAAGGAAATACTGGTTTTGGAGTGCAATTTACTGAAGCAGGTAAACCAATCTTTTACACAGAAGGTGCATCTTCTAGCACGCTGAAAAAAGACCTAATTAAAGCGGCACTTGTTGCGGGTGCAGTTGTTGGTATTGTTGGCCCTGAAGCACTTTCTGGAATATTTGGTACGGGTGCTTCTGCTCTTACGGCTACAGAAGCGGCAGGGCTTGGCTTGACTGCTACAGAAGCGGCAGGTTTAGGATTTACTGCGGCAGAACTAACAACAGCAGGTTACACAGCAGCAGAAATAGCGGGTGCAACTACTGTTGCGGCTGGTGCTACTGCGGCTGAAATTGCTGCGGCTAAAGCTACTGCTGATGCGGCTGCTGCGGCTGCGGCTACTACTGCAACAGGTCTTACTGCCTCACAACTTGCTACTGCGGCTAAGTTGGGTTTAACTGCGGCTCAGTTCTCTGGTTTGCTCACATCTGGTGGACAGACTATTGCTGGTCTAATGCAACAGCAGACTTCTAAAGAAGCGGCTGATAAAGCAAGGGCGATGATTGATGCTGAAACCGCTGCAGCTAAAGCATCTGCGGCTTTCCGTCCAGTAGGAATGACTACTCGTTTTGGTACTTCTGAGTTCAAGATTGATCCAGTAACAGGTCAATTAACAAGTGCAGGATATACAGCAAGCCCAGGTGTTTTAGAAGCGCAGAATCGTTTAGTTGCTTTGGGAAATCAAGGTTTGGCACAAGCTGAAGGTGCTCAAGCTCAATTTGCACCTTTACAAACAGGTGCTCAGAGTTTGTTTAACTTAGGTAATAAATATATTGCTCAATCTCCTGAAGATGTTGCTAAAAATTATCTCAGCCAACAAATGGCTTTGCTACAACCTGGTCGTGAGTTGGAATTAGCTAATCTGCAAAACAAACTACAACAACAAGGTCGTGGTGGTTTGGCGGTTGCTCAAGGCGGTACTTTAGGTGCAACTACTCCTGAGCTACAGGCTTTGTATAACGCTCGTGCTACTCAAGAAGCTCAGTTGGCGGCACAAGCTCAACAGGCGGGTCAACAACAAGTTGCATTTGGTGCGGGATTACTTGGCACTGGAGCACAAACTATGGGTCAGTATTACGCAGGTCAACAAGCTGCTTATGCGCCTTATACAACTGCATTGGGTCAATTTACAAACTTAGAACAATTGGCACAACAACCTTTGACAATGGCTGCTGGTCTTGCTCAACAAAGTGCTGCGGCAGGTGCAAATGTTGGTAAATTAGGCTTAACTGGTGCAGGTCAGAGCGTAGAGTTGGCAACAGGAAAAGCCGCTACTACTAATCCATATTCAACAGCATTGGCGGGTATAACTTCTAATCCATTGTTTGCCAAAGCATTAGAAAGTTTAACTCCATCTGAGGCTCAATCACTGTTTAGTCAGACTGCTTTAGGTCAATCAGGATTTGGAACTGGTTTAGCTTATGGCAACCAAGACCTTGGCCTATTTTTATAAGGATTCATCATGGCAGACAATATC